CTAATTCGCGTCGCCAACCTTTTTCTGTTTAAAGTATGGAACTGGTAAAGCTCGTTCAACATCGCGCGATTTTGTATAGTGAGCCGTCATTCCTTCAGTAGTGTGCCCCCCAAGTGATTGGGCCGCAGCTATGCCTCTCAGCCTTTTTGCATCGGTCAGCGCTTTTGCTCGTAGGTCGTGGAAATGCATGTCGTGTAGAAACTGCGGGTCGGGTTCGCGCGGTGGCCGAGCTTTGGCGCATTCCTCTTCATAGCGCTCCCGGGCTCGCTTGCATGCCCGCTTCCACGCCGTTTGCGCGCCGCTGTATGTGTAGCGCCCCCCGTCCTGCGTGCAGATCACCGGGCCTATCGCTTTGACCTTGCCGGCCTTCGCTGCATCGAGCGTCGCGCGCAGGTCGGGTGACATCTGGATCAAGAGCTTGACGCCGCTGCTATTGACCGTCTTCGAGGGGCGGAAATAGATGCCCTCATCGGTGATGTCCTGCCAGTTGAGTGCGAGCAGGTCGCCGATGCGCTGGCCGGTCTGGTATGCCAGATCGAGCAGGCAAGCAATGACGGGACCCGAGTCGGTCGCAACACCATCTCGACCCAGAAGGGCGGCAGCACGCACGGCGTCGAATTCTGCGTCCGACAGGTAGCGGTCCCGCTTTGCCTCGCTCGCGCCCTTCACCTCGGCAGCCGGGTTCACGTCTCGCAGCCCGCGGCGAACCGCGTGCGCAAAGATCAGCGAGAAAAGGGCGCGATACTTGTTCGATGTGTTCGGCTTTGCCTCGAAATATTTGTCGAGGAAGCGCGCGATATCCGCCGGCCGCACGTCTTCGACACACCATTCATCGTCGAATTCGTCTCGGATCTTGAGCGCCATGCGCTGGTAGTCGGCCTGGGTGTTCGCAGAATAGCCCTTCAGCTTCTTCAATAGCCAGTCGTCAATCAGCGCGGGCATCGTGTTGTCGCGGCGCGCCTCTATATCGCGCGTGAAGCGCGCCAGCTCACCGTATAACTTCGCCATTCCCTCGGACACACGGCATAGCTTGTGCCATTTCCGATTCGTGTCGACGAACCACCAGGTTCCGTGTTTCTCGTAGACACGCGCCGGCAATGGCGATGGTTTTTTCCTGCGCCCGATCATGCAGCCTTCCGGTCAGATTTCAGTTGCGGCCGCTTTCGGGGCGGACGCTCTTCGCGCCGCTCGACGCCGCCGAAAATGTGGTGACGCCACACGCGCACGCTTCCATCGGGCCGACGATCGGCGGGAATGCCGGCGCGCGTGAGGGCCTGAAGCTGTCGGCAAGGCTGGCGATAGCCGGTTGCCTCGACGATTTCCTGTTCGCTGAGGGTGAGGGACTCGCTCACTTGCCGTCCTCCGTGGTGATGCGCGCCCACCGGCTGCACGCCGGCGAACGAAGTGCGATATCGGTTGCGGTGCCTCCGGTCCAGGCGTGGCGCATGAGCTTGCACTTGGCGTAGCGGCCGAAGCGCTCTGCGTTCGCGCATGACTGGCAGGTCTGGTCATTCGGTCCGGTTCCGGGCGTGGCCGCATAGCCGTCGCGGTTGACGCCGCGAGGCCGAACCCTATCGCCGAACAGGTCGATGTCGGTGGCTTGGTTCAAGATCCACCTCCATCGTGAGCGGCGTCGATAGCCAGTCTCCAGGCGCGCCGGCACGCTGCCGCGCCTTCCTCGTTGCCATCTCCCACGTCGTCCGGCAGATACTTCGCCGGGTCGGCCCCGTCGATGACTGCGTCTTCGAGTCGATCGGTTAGCCAATCGAGCCGCGCGGCATCCTCGCTTTCCGAGATAGCCGGCGCAGCCTTGACGAGCGCAGCGTAAAGTTCATCCGGCGTGCCGTAGACGCAGTTCTCGTTTGTGAGCACTGCGCGCATAGCATCGTTCAGCGCGGGCATGGGGATAGCCGGCGCAGGCGAGGCGCGGCGGTTCCATAACTGCCGCGCCACATCCTCTTCAAGCCAAAACGTGGCGATACGGCAGCTTGCGCATTCGACCTGCACGCGGCCGAAGAATGCGCCCGAACCCTCGGTGACTTGTGCGTGATAGCCGCAGAACGGGCAGTTGCTCAGCTTGTCGCTCATCGGGTGTCTCCCTGTGGCTTTTCGCGGTTTATGAGCGTGTAGCCGCTCTCGAAAGCCTCCGCCGGCGAGAACGATTTATAGCCATCGGCGTAGACGACGTAATAGCCACCGACATTCGGGGAGTGCTTGTCGATATACGCTTGATCAACTTGAAACGGAGCATAGCCACTGTCTTCCGGCGTGATGGTGGCTCCATCTTGGAGCGCGCCAGCCAGCCCTGATTTCGCCGGATCGGTATTGGGCCGTATCGCCTTGATCTTTAGCGCCCACACTTGCTTGTGGCAAACGTACTTCGGCATTTCTCGCATTGCATAGCTCATTTGATATCTCCCTTTCGCTCAATCACTTCGACGATCTCGACGCTGGGCTTGTACATTTCGAGGAAATGCACGTAGTCGGCGCCGCAGAGGTTCTTTTCCTGATCGCCGCCGATCCAGCGCACTTCGAGACCGAGCGCTTTGCACAGAATCTCGATCTCGCCGCAGATGGCGGACTTGCCCGAGCCGACAGGGCCCGAAACGGTCACGGTGACTTTGCTCACGCTTCGCCTCCCTTCCCACCCTGCGCGCCCTGAACCGGACCGGAGTACAGTTTGCTGGCTTCACTCCCGATTGCGAGTGCGTCGGCGATCGCTTTGCGGATGGTCTCCTGGTTATCCGTGAGCCAGGGCACCCAATCGAAACCGGGAATTCGCGTGCGGAAGCCGATCGCTACCGCATCTCCCGCATCAGCAGGAGCGCACGAGTCGAACTGCTTGCGGGCTCGTTTGACCATTTCGAACAGACGGTCGTTGTTCGCAGGAGCAACTCCACGCTCACGGCAGTAGTCCATCAACTCTCGCCATAGCCAGTCGCCTACCGGCTCGCGCGCCTCGGCCGGTGCGGCGGCCGCGTCAGCGAAGAATCCTGGCATGTCATCAAGCAGTTTCATCACTGCGAGTATCGATTGCGCAGCAGACCAATACTCGCCGTCCTGCTCGTCGTCTGAGCGCTGTTCGATACGCAGCTTCGCTGTCGATAACGCGGTGCGCATGTCGAATTTCTGACCTCCCTGCGCATCGGCCGGTGCGGCGGCCTGAGATGCGCGGGCGGCTGCAAGCACGTCGTCAACCATGATATTGCTGGTAATGCAAAGCCGTTCGTCGCGGGAACCTAACGGCGAGATGTCGGCCCCGAGTTCGCGCAGCTTCTCCACAAACGCCGCCCGCTCACCGGCAACGTTCGCTTGAGGGGCGGCGGTCTGCGATGCGCGGGCGCCCCGAATCGCCAAGCCGATCAACGCGTGCAGTCGGTTTTCCGCAAGCACAGTGTTTCCGCCCATCTTGCCGTCGTGGGTGAGAACATCCTCACGCACGCGCGCCATGAGGTAGCTGATTTGCGCCTTGATGTTGCCGGGCTGGTTCGCGTCGCTCAGGCTCTCGACAACGGCAAGAACGGCAGGGTCAAGTGCCGCCGGCTCGTCGGCCGTTGCCGGCGATACTGCTGCGCGCCGGCTGATCGACAAGCCAGTCTTTTCGAGCGCGACGTCGACGCAGTGCGCGATCTCATCGCTATTCGCGACCATTGCGCCCGGTTCGCCTTCCGGGCTCGATCGATCGGGCAGCTCGCAGATCGCGAGGATCAGCGCCGACACGAATTCAGACTGCGCCTTCGCTACCCCCTGGTCCGTGGCATCCCCATCAGCGGCGACAGCCTGAGCGGCGACTGGCAACTCGGCGTCGCCACGTTGGATCTTGATCGCGTTGTCGAGCGCATCGATGTGCGCATCAGTCAGCACTTGGGCGCGGTCGCACTCGATCACGGCCAGCGCAGCAGCGATGACGCCTTGCGATGCAGGCTCGGCGACCGGGGCGGCGGGAGCGGTGTCAAGTCGCTTCGCAGCAGCGCGGATAGCTTCGCCGATGTCGATATCGATACCGGGCGCGGCATACATGCAACCGTCCCACTGCTCCGCGATTGCTTCGACGACGTTCGGCGCAACATCCTCGACCGGGGCGGCGGGGGCGGCGGGAGCAGCGTCGAGCATTTCTTGGTAGATGCGAGTCTTGAAGCCACGGCCGAACGTATCATCCCCGGGAAGCGCCGCATCCAGCATTTCGACTGTCGGAATTTCAGGCACCAGTTTCCAGCCTTGCCCCGGCACTGCTGCTCGCGGGGAGGTGAGAAGGGCGCGGAGGCGCGCGAGCGTTTCGCGGGGAACGCGTGCAATCCCGTTTTCGCTGTTGTCGATCAGGTGGGCGATATCGCGATCCAGATCGGCGGTGGTGTTGTTCGTCATGGTGTCCTCAGATCGTTGGACTCAGTTGCATCGAAGGGCGCGCGGCTCGCGCCGATCAAGCCGGTTGCTTCGCAGCGTCGTATTGGCGGATAGCCCAGGCGATGGCGTAGAGGTTCCAGATGAACCCGTGCGTGTATTCCTTGCAGTTCCATTCCCAGCAGTCTTGAAACAAGCGCGGAAACTCTTTGTCGTGAAACTCCGTCAGGGCGTCGAATGCGCGGGTTTCGCCGTCGTAAGACCTATCGAGGATCGACGACTGGATTTCTGCCCAAAGGGCCGCGCGCCGCTCCGGCGAGATCGAACGATCCTCCAGGTGGCTATTGAATTGCGCTTTGACGCACGCCGCGAAATTCTCTTGTGAGAACTCTCGGGCTTTCCCCGCGCCGTACCCGTCGCAGTCGACTGACTGGAGCTTTTCGCACCAGTAGCCAGAATTGATATAGAGTTTTTCGGAATCCTTGCATTCGCCGCGGAAGAACTCGAACATATCGTTCAAGCGTGAAAACACATACGTCCCGCAGTCGCCGCGGATGCACAACGCACCAGCCCACGTCAGGATTTCGAACCAATAGCAACTCGTGCCAGGTTTTTTGAAGGCGACATGCCGATCAACGCCGTCGTCGCGATGAATAGTCATCGCGTGCTCGCTGACATCGCGTTCGAATTGTTGTTGCGTGCAGGTCATGGTCACTCCGCGAATTCAAAAAGTGCGGCGCCATGAAGGCCGCCGCCCAAGCTCGCCGCGCATCCGAGGGGGAGGCTTTGCGCGACGCCGATACAATCAGTAGTGCGAAATTCGATTTTCGAAGGTCGAAAGGTGAGAACCTTCGGGATTACGTGGGCCGCTTCGGCTCAGGCCAATACTGCAAGCCGGCTGCGTCCGCCAGCGCTTCTGCGACGTCCGGGTGTTCGTGTCCGATCCAGCCGATCAGGTAGGCGAGCATCGACGCCATGCGGGCTTCGCCCCGATCCGCGCTCGACATCGCCGCGAGGCGTATGCCTTGTAGCAAATCCGATTTGTTGATGGTGTTTCGCATGACCGGCTCACATGCAGCGCGCGACCGCGCAAGCCAACTGCTGGGCGGACTGCTGGTCAAGGTACTGCGCATAGCCGAGGACGCAGAAGTAGATGAAGATGCCGCCGAGCACCTCGAGGCCGATGCGCCCGTAGCGCCAGGTGGTGACGAGAATCCGACGCCCGCGCGAGGGAGCCTGGCGTTCGGCGCCGCTGGTCTTCCGGAGCGCTCCGAGGCCCGAATAGCAGACAGCGGCGATTCCGATTCCGATGAGGCTGAAGGCGCCGATCACGGCGAGGATATTGTCCATGTCGCGAAATTCCTGGTTGAAAGGAAACGATTAATGCGTGCTGCTGGCGCGCTGCCGGCGAGCGTCGGCCCGACCGGCCTGGTACTGAAGCATCGGATTGGAGGGTGCCGGGCGCCCGAACATTTCGTCGTGCCAGCCCTGGTGATAGAGCGCGATTTCACGCGCCAGCGTCAGCTCGCCGGAAGCGGCCAGGCTGATACCGCGCGCCAGCTGATTCATTGCCGCACGCTCGCCGCGGGCACGCGCGACGGCATACTCGAGCTTCAGGTCTGACATGAGGTCCGTATTCACGGCGTTCTCCAATGGAGTGCCCGCAGTAGCGGGCGAGGGTGGTCAGACGCCGGTAAGCTCGATGGAATAGGCGCCAAGTTTGAAGTCAATCTCGGCGATTTCGCGGGCCTGTTTTTCCGTGAACGCGTTGATGTACGCGCAGTCGGTGTACCCGTCCTCGTCAATCCATTCGATGCGGAAGCATTTCATCGTCGTTCTCCTGTAGCGGACGAGGGTCAGGCGGCGACGCGTGCGGATGCGTCGACCATGACGGGCGCCGTGATAGCGATAACCCCGCGGGCCTTCAGGAATTTCGCGATGCGGCGAGCGCGCTGGTGGCTGTAGAGCTTGCGGCCGGCCGGCTTGCTATATGCGCCTTCGTGCTTGAACGTGCGAACCTGGTAGGCCTTGCGCTGGTTTGCCATCGTCATTCCCCTCATTGAGTAGCAGCTGGATCCGTGATCAGTCGGGGGCGCGCCCGGATGCGGCAAGCATCGCGTCTGCCGCCTTGAACGCATCGCGCGCAATAGTGGCCCAGGAATCAGCGACCACGCGTTCGTCCTCGCACCATCCACTTGCGAGAAGTCCCTGCAGCGCCGCTGCTGCGAAATACTCGCGCAACGACATGCCATCGTGGACATTCGATGACACGTAGTTGAACCCCGGGAATGCCATTTTTCCGCCGCTCATAAACAGCTCCACATATCGAATTGGTCTCATCAGTGCGCGCATCACGCGCATACGCCGGAGTGCCGGCGTTTCGACCTGGCCGTTAGGCGGGGAAGGCGGCCACTTCGAGCGCGCCTTCGGCCCACCACGATTCGCTGGCGGTGCCGTCGGCGGCCTTGTACCGGAGGAAGTAGCGGTTTTCGTCCGCCGTGTAATCGGCGCGACCGATAACCGATCCGATTTCGCCGCTTGCGCTGATTTCGACGCTCTCGCCGAGGTTGAACTTGAATGCCATTCGAAAATCTCCAGAAAGTTGAGTGGTGGAAGACCCCTTCGCAGATAATCGATTTGCCGGACCTTCCCGGGTAACTGGCAAATCAACAATCCTTAATGCAAAGGAGCCTTCCGATGAACTGCACTACTGGGCCGAGCTTCCACGTACCGACGAGACCGCAGCCGACTGAAGTACCACCGCGTCCCGATCCGATTCAGCCCGTCCGACCGCAGGCGTAACGAGCCCTGCCATTCGCCGGGCATCGTCTATCTAGGTGCCCGGCTCCCGCCGCTCCGAACCCTGCCGACAGGTGGTGCTGGTCGCGGGTGGCGCTGCGTTGAGAAGAACTTTAGCGAAACGCGAAAAGCATGTCTATAGCGAAACGCGAAATTCTCGCGGAAATTTGTAACAGCGAAAACGGACGATCGAGGTGAGGGAAGAGGCGGATTGGTAGAATGCGGCAGGTAGCGCAAGCGGCGCGACGCCTAAAAATAGAACGCGAGGGGTTTATGACCAGGAAATTCGGGGGTGCAAGCAAATTACTTGGGCCGGGGAGAATCGGCGCACCAAAGCACACTGTCGCGGCGACGATATTCGCCGTAGCAGTCGTTTTCCCGATTGCGCCTGTGGGCGCGCAGAAGGTTTACGGTCCGTCAGATATAGGCTACCTAGCGGCCATGAGCCAAGCCAACCAGGCGGCATACAGCGCCAATGTTCTAGGAGTAGCGAAGTTCGCCGGTCGAGGCGTCGTTTTTCAGATCCCCGGCCGAGGTGGTGGTGGGCAAGTCAATATCGACGTGGGCGCCGGCTGGGTATCGTGTCTAGCCACGACTGCAGAGGATTTCTCGGGTATTCGGCGGGGCGACAGTGTGCTTGTCTCCGGAAGCGTGGGTGGCGCAATGAGTTGGGAGGCCGAGAAAGGCACCCTAAATGAAATCGTAAGCCCTCCCGGTGTGAAATGGAGGGCCGGCTATGAATATATGCCGAAGGACTCAATCACGCTGCTGACCGGTACGTGCCGTGTCGAAAAGGCCCGCTGACTAAGTTCGACAGGTAAATAGAAGCCCCGCTCTAGGCGGGGCCATGATGGAATCAGACGGAGTTTAGAGTCCGAGCTTTTTGAGAAGCGCTGGCAGAAGCTGCGCAAGAAAGATCGCGCTGACCACCCACAAGATGATGGTCGACTTCGCCTCGGCAACTGACGTTTTGACAGCCTCGACATCGGACTTGGTTGCGTAATTGGCGCGCACAACCGCGACGTCTTGCTGCAACGTCGTCAGGGCTACCTCCAGCTTCTTCACTCGTTCTTCCATAGTCGGATCATCGGGTGGGCCGCCCGGCCTGTCAACCTTGACGGGGAACGGTATCAATTTTCCTTCAGCCATTGCTTACCGCCTCCGTGTCGAACGCCTCGACGTAGCCGCAATGGGGACATCGGAACAGCTTCACCATGTAGACGGTTCCATCGAGGGCCGTGCTCGTCAACGGTTCCCCGACAGACTGCCCGGCTGCAAACCTCATTACGTTCACGCCAACGAACGCCCAGTGATGATCGGCGTCAGGCCGCTCGATCAGCTCAAGCTTGCCATGTCCATACCTGCATTCAGGGGTGATGTTCATGTTCACGATTGTTTTCTGTTACCGATGCCGATCCGTCTAGCGAACTTCTGACCGGTCTGGTACTGTACATATATACAGTGTTCTGCCACGAAGAGAGGGTGGGGATGCCAAGCGACAACGAACAACGGACCGCCTTGCGTTGCAAGCCAGGGGACAAAGCACGAGTGATTCACTCATCCAACGACGCTTTGCTGGGCCGCATTGTCAAAGTCGAGCGGATGCACGGCGACGGACGATGGGAGTGTGCCCTTTCGGGCGACGCAGTTATAGGCTTGGCGGATGACGGCGCTGGGCTGCTGCTCACCCGGGACTGGCTTTTCCCCGATTTCTGTCTTGAGCCGAGACTTATCCCGCATTGTGATATTTCAAAATCCCTTCCCGAATCGCTTTCCTTCTGCTGATTGGTTGTCGGCGTGAGACGGAGACTGCGTAAGCAGCCATCCGATGAACGATTCAACTTGTGCTCGTTGCTGCCTGGTTAAGCGTTCCCAGCCAACAGGCGGCGAGGGCAATGCGACTTGCTCGACAGGTTCGCCATGGTCCACGTCAAGCCATCCTGGCGGCTTTCCAGTGCATTCCTCAATCTTCCTGGCGGTGGCCTTTCTCATCCCGCGGGGTCGCCCCGTTTTTGAATCCTTTGCCCCGTCTCTCAGGTTGGTGAACTGAGAGTGCGACATGCCAGTTCTCGAGGCGGCAGCGGCCGGCCCTCCGAGTTCGGATTCAATTCGCTTCAGGTTGTCGCGGCGGATTTCGTCGATGTCCTTCATGAGATCCATTCAATAGCAAAACGCTAAAGTCGTATATGCGCGATACGCTATAGACAAAGCTTTTGCGTTTCGCTAAAGTTCGGTCATGGACCTCCGAACCTACCTTGATGCCGAGCGCGGCCGCCTCGTAAGACTGGCGGAGCAGATTGGTGCGCATGCTTCAGACGTGAGTGCTTGGGCAAACAAAAAGCGGCCCGTTCCCATTCCCTTTGGTCGCCCGATCGAGGATGCAACTTGTGCTGCTGTCAGCCGCCTCGATCTGTTCCCGCCATCGGTGATTCGGGATGTATGGCCCGAGCTCGCAACTGAGGAGGCTCGCTGATATGGGTCAAGTCCACGGCATGACGCATCTGTTCCCGGGCGAGACGATCGGCTCGGTCGAAGCGTACTGCGGCGACGACTACCCGCGGGAGGGATGCGCGATCACCGTGAAGATTGGCGGCGCTGGCTTCGTCGTCGAAATGCGCGCGCCGGCGCTTGATACCCCGATTGAGGTTTATGGCTGCCGCGACCCGAAGTCGATGTTGTTGGTCGTCGAATGCCTTGCGGCCGGCCGGCTCGTGCCAAAGGGCTACAACCGCGGCGATCAGTCGGATTTTTCCGGGTCGATGTCCACCTCGTAGACCTGGTTGAACTCGATCTACACCAATCGAGGTGTGTTGCTGTTGCCGATGTAACCGCGATTCTTCACGCGGTAGAAGGACAAGTCGCCGGCCCCAAAGAAGATCTCGGAGTCGTCCGGTAGATGTTCGATTTGTTTGACGATGCGGTCCTTGAATTCTCGGACGGTCATTGTGTATGGCTTGGACATGCGGGCCCCGTTGTGTGGTGGTTGAGGAGGTCAGAGTCTTCGATTTTCTCATGGCGGTGGCTCGCATCAGGTTGGTGGTTGATGGGTTTATGTTGCGCCGCAGCTAAGTCGTAATTCCACTCGTAATACGTTTGATTTTTTCAATGGAGGGCAGGATGTTCCTTGAGGCTCAGCGTCAATCTGCCGGCGTCGCGTTCGCTCTGGCGGTGGCGTTTGTTCCGCAATCTTCGTTGGCGGAATGCCGTTCTTTTCGCGACGCCGTTTGCCTCGCCTGGGAGTTACGGGCGCAGCGCGGCATGACGCAGAGGACGCTCGCGGAGCAACTGGATATTCCGGCCTCGCATCTTTCGAACATGTTGAACAGGGAAGCCGCGGATCGCCACGGCAAGCCGCGGCAAGACCTTCCGGCGAAGCACATCGCGGAGTTTGAAAGGGTCGTTGGCAATCGCGCAGTGTCGCAGTACCTCGCGCGCACGGCGATGCTGACGTTGATGGAGGAGGTTATCGACGCGAGGGCAGCTATGAAATGACAGAAAGCGACGCGCTTCGGATCAGCCGACAGGCTGTAGAGGACGCCCGGGCGGCAGTGGGCGATGACCGAAACGCACTGATGGAGGAGCTTGGCAAGGCCGCCTTGGGCGATCGAGAAATTGCCGAGGCGTTCGTGCTGACCGGGGTTCTGATTCTCCAGGCTCAGCAGGAAAGAAAGCACTGACCACACGCCGGCGGGTGCCGGCGTCCACCCAGAAGGGTTTCGGCTTGGAATCGTTCTGAATGGATTTAGTAGTCCTACGGGGTTGTCATGGAATCGAATTTCTCTCTCCCTCATTCGCACAACGCTGGCGCTCACGAAATGCACACCGACTTGCCGGCTGGCGCGATCACCGAGATTGTCCGCGATGCCACCGCGCGCACCTGCCTGTCGTGCGGTGCGAAGGAAGCGGCCGACGGCTCGCTGCCCTGCAACCACTGAGCGATCGGGCCATGCGCTTCCACTGCCGCTGCCGCCACTGCGATCGCCGAAAGGTGTTCCGTGACGATCCGCGCGTGCTGGAGCGCAGTGCCTTTCCGAAATGCGACTGCGGCGCCCGCGACTGGCGTTACGACAAGTGGATGAACAACCGCGACACCGGAGCAATGGCGTGCGGCTGCAAGGGCTGGCCCTTCCCGCACCGGCGCTCTTCGATCTACTGCCATCACCGCAAGGACGGTAGCGACCGCCTTCCCGGCCATCCCGATTTTTGGGACCGAGGCATGACGCAGGACCAACACGACGAACTGGTCGCGCGATACAGCGCGGAAGACCAAGAAACCTTTCTGCCGCTCGAGGCGGCCGCGTAGGAGAACAAGGTGGCAAAAAATTCCGTGGACGCCTACGGCGCCGTTGGCAAGAGCAACGTGCTTTTCTTCGATCCCGAGGCTCTGGTGATCATCACCGAGCCCAGTCACGCGCTCTTCGATCGTCGCGCGCTGCTGCCTCCCGACGAGGGCCTGGTGCTGAGCATGATGCAGATCGGCGTTATCGAAACGGTCACGGTCGCGAAGGACGTCGAGGACGGCGTGACGTTCGTTGTCGACGGCCGCCGCCGAACGATTGCGGCTCGCGAAGCGAATCGGCGGCTCGCAAAGCTGAACCTGCCGCTGATTCGAGTGCCGGCCCTCCCGCGGCGGGAGGGTGTCGCCGGCCTGAGCCGTGCAATGGTCGCAGCCAACCAGCACCAGCGCCCTGATTCGCTGGTGAATCGCGCGGAAAAGATGGCGGACATGCGCCAGCGCGGTCACACCGACGAGGAAATCGCGATCGACTTCAACATCGGGCCCGAGACGGTGCCCGTGCTGCTGAGGCTGCTCGACTGCTGCATGGACGTCCGCAACGCGATCGAGGACGGCACGATCACCCAGGCCATCGCCATGAAGCTGTCGAAGCTGCCGCCGGACGAGCAGCGCGCCAAGCTGGCTTCGATCAAGGCGGCGATCGAGGGCAAGACGGGCCACGAGCGTTCGCGTGCCATGCGCGGCGCCATGCAGGATGCCGCGCCGGCTCGCCGGGCACGGCCGAAGCGTGCCGAGATCGTCGAGGCATTGAAGACGGCCACCGGCGAGCGAGCCGAAGCGCTGCGCTGGGTGCTCGGCCTGGCCGACGGTGAGCCGGCGCCCGAGACGGATCCGCGCCAGGCGACGATCGACGAAGCCATCGCGGCGAACTGACGAGGTGACGCTATGGGATCCCTGATCGCCTCAGCCGGGATGAAGATGTCGAGCCGCGAGATTGCCGAGCTGACCGGCAAACGGCACGACAATGTGATGGCCGACATCCGCAAGATGCTGGCTGACCTCGATTTGGCTGCTCCTGACTTTTCAGGAGTGGCAAAAATTTCCGGGCCGAACGGTTCGCTGCGGGCGATCGAGATATTCGAACTGCCCAAACGTGAAACCCTGATCCTGGTCTCTGGCTACAGCATCGTCATGCGCGCGCGCATCATCGACCGCTGGCAGGAGTTGGAATCGCGCCCCGCGCAGCCGGCCATCAATCTCGACGATCCGACGTTCCTTCGCGGCGCGCTGCTCCAGTACACGGAACGCGTGATCCAGTTGGAGAACACGGTTGCGGAGCAGGCACCGGCCGTCGAGTTCGCGCGCGCCATCCGGAACACCGAGGATGCGATCAGCATCGGCAAGATGGCTGCCGTCCTGGGCATCGGGCGCAACACCTTCTTCATGAAGCTGCGCGCCGATCACATCCTCATGTCGGACAACCTCCCGTACCAGCACTACAAGGACCGCGGCTACTTCCGCGTTATCGAGGGTGCCTGGTTCGATTCCGAGGATCAGCCGCACACCACTTTCAAGACGCTGGTCACCGGGCGCGGGCAGGTATATCTGCAACGCCGGTACGGCAAGCAACCGGAACACGCAGCATGAGCATCAAGATCCAGACGATGGTCTGGGATCGCTACCCCGGCGAGGACCATGAGCTGCTGCTCGCGCTGAAGCTCGCTGACTTCTGCGACGACAACGGCGAACACATCTTCCCCAGTATCGAGACCATGGCCGAGAAGACGCGTCGCTCGGCGCGCGCCGTGCAGTACCAGATCAAGGCAATGGTAGAGCGCGGTTGGCTGATCCTCGTCGCGAACGCAAGCGGCGGCCGTGGCCGGGCATGCGAGTACCGCATCAACCCTGAATGGATAAAGGGTGCAGAGCTTGCACCCATTTCCGCTGGCTCAAAGGGTGCAACGGATGCACCCAATAAAAAGGGTGCAACGGGCAGCAAAAAGGGTGCAACGGACGACGTAAAGGGTGCAATGAGCGACACGAAAGGGTGCAATGGGTTGCACCCGAATCACCAAGAACCATCAGAACCATCAGAGAACCACCAAGCGCGGCGTGCGCCGCGAGTTGCGTTGCATGCCGAACTGCAGGCGATGGAACTGCCCGAGTGGCTCGCGTTCGACGTCTGGGACATGTGGTGCGAGCACCGTGAGGCGAAAGCCAAGGACGCGCCCTGGAGCCGGCCGGCCGCCATCGTGTCGCTGCGCAAGCTCGAGAAGCTGCGTGCCTCGGGCCAGGATCCGCGTTCGTGCGTCGAGGAGGCGGTGCTCCGAGGCTGGACGGGCCTGTTCCCGGTCAAGGGCGATGTGCCGGCGGCGGCCGATGGCCAGCACGTACCCGCCGACTGGTGGAAGACGAACAGCGGCATCGTCGCGCGCGGCGAGCAGTTGAAGGTCGAGCGCCGGCCGGACGAGTCGGAATTGCGCTTCAAGGCGCGCGTGTTCAAGGCCGCCGGTCCGGGCGAATGGATGGAGGAAATGCTCCGTTCGAACAAGGGCAGCGAGTCGCTGTACCAGCAGCTCTACGCGTACTTCAACGACGTCCCGCGCGAGAGCGCAGAGCGGGAGGCCGCGTGAACTGCCGCACCTGCAAGCACGCATACGAGCATGCCGAGCACGGCCGCATGGCGCGCCGCGGTTTCCGGAACTGCCGTCTCCTCCCGATCTGGGTTTTCGTCGCAGGGCATTGCGCGTGCCGCATGAACCCGGCGCGCTGGGAGGCTCAATCGTGACGAAGCGATCCGCCTGGCCGATGCGCATCGAAGCCGGCACCACGCGCGTGGGCACGGCAACGATTCACGACGACAGTCGCCCGGCCATGACGACGCCGCAACGCCGGATCTACGAGAGAACGGGTGTGCCTCCTCAGACGGCCGCTCTCGACGATCCGCTTGATCCGTTTGCCCGTGCGCCGCTCGGCCGTGATTCCGAGGCGGTCGTCACGCTTCCTCGGCAGCAGGGCAAGTACCGAAACACGAAGTGCGAACACGAAGGCGTCAAGTTCGACAGCCAGAAGGAGCGCTCTCGTTGGTTTCACCTGATCCAGCTCCAGGCTGCGCGCGAGATCCGCGACCTGCAACTGCAGGTTGCTTACGTCCTGATCGAGCGCAGGCCGCGCGACGACGGCACCTGGGAGAAGGCAACGAAGTACGTCGCGGATTTCGTCTATACCGACGTCGCGACGGGCAAGACGGTCGTGGAGGACGTGAAATCGCCAGCCACGCGGAAGAACCCCACATACGTGCTCAAGCGCAAATTGATGCTCGACCGGCACGGCATCACGATCAAGGAGCTGTGATGGCAGGGAACAAGCGACCGCGCAAATCCTACCGCGCGCGGGAAATCAAGCGGGCGGCCGGCCTTGACGTGCTCGATCGGCGCACCCCGATGGATGTCGGTCAGACCACGGATCTCGGGATCGCGTACCACGTCGCACTCGACGAGATGATCCATGGCCGAGGAACCGAGGAGCATTGGTCGACGGTGGCGTGCGCGCTGAATATCACCTTGGTGCTGTCGGAGCGCTGGCCGGCGTTGGGGGATGTCGCGGTTGCCAACAACGCTCTTGCTGGTGCTGTGCGCTCGCGCGACCGCGCTCGGCGGGTCGGATCCTGGGGCTTCGACGGGGATGCATTGGCCGACGTCAAGGCCGCTCTTGCCCTGCACGACGAGCAGATGGTCGTTTTCACGAAAGCCGAGATTCTCGGTGCGCTGGGCGAGGTGCATCGGCGAATCGATGCGGGTGAGGTGTTCAAGGAGGCTGCGTGATGGCTGAGCGAAAGATGCATTTCACGGCGCGGCTCATCTGCGAGTGTCTGCGCGATAACCCGGGCCTTACCGCCGTCGAGGTTGCCTGGTCGATCGATGTCGCGCCCAAGGGCATCAAAAAGACCATCAACTGGCTCATTGAGAACGGCTACGTCGCTCGCGATCCGCGTACGGCGAAGGGATACCCGATGAAATGGACCGGCAAGCGGTTCGCGCCGTCTTCGGAATGGACGGTCACGCCGCACCAAGCGAACCTCCTTCGCGCGCGAGACCGGAGGGATGGCCGCGACGCTGCTTCGCTCATCGTCGCGGCCGTGCATGCGATGGTCAAAGTGGGGAGGGCACAAGCGTGAAGCTCTATCTGGCCGGCCCGATGACGGGCTATGCGGAATTGAATTTCCCGACGTTCCACGCCGAAGCGGCTCGACTGCGCGGGCTCGGCTTCGCGATCGTCAATCCCGCCGAAATCAACGCCGACACCACGGCCGAATGGCTCGACTGCATGCGCGCCGACATCAAGCAGCTTGTCGACTGCGACGGCATTGCGCTGCTCGCCGGGTGGGAGCAGTCGCGAGGCGCAAGCCTGGAGCATGCCGTCGCCCGTGGCCTCGGTCTGCGTGTCTTTCAAGCCAAGCACCTGATCGGCGTGGCCGGCGACATGCCGGTGCTGGCGTCCGGCGCTATTGCATTGGAGACGGCATGAACACTTCCGTACATGACGCAGGCGTGGGATCGCGCATCTACTTCGACGGCGAGCGCATGCCGTACACGATCCAAGCCCGTGACGACCGGTTCCTCGTTTGCACGAAGCCATTCGCCGCCCGTCGGACCTATATCTATTCGATCGTCGACCTTCAGCGTGGTGAGCGCGGCCCGGACAACATGATCTTCGGCCGTGCAGGCGGCTATGAAACTCGGGGCGACTGCGAAGACGCTTTGCGCGAGCTCGCGGATGAGCGCTCCAGTCTGGAGGTATCTCGCCGCCGCTGCGTGCCGCTTCACGTGACCAAGGTCAAGGTGCTGGCATGAAGCACGACCTCTGTATTCACTGCCGGCACTACGGCGAGAACCTTCCGCCTCCTCCTGGTCCGGACGGCCGTCCGGGCGTCAGGCAGCCCGGCGCGGCCCGCATGTGCATGCACCCGTCGACCGTCGATGGCATTGATCCGGTGGATGGATCGCCCATGCGCTTCATGCGCGATGCGACTGCGCACCAGCAGCGCTCCTGTCCGCACTGGATCGCCGTTCTCACTGGTCGCTGTGGGTCGCGAGCCCGTTTTTTCGAGCGAGGATCCGCCAGATGAAGCGCTCTGGATTCAAGCGCAAGGCCGGCTCGCCCTTCAGCAGCCTGACGCGCACATCGACGCTCAAGCGCCAGAGGGCGATCGTGAAGCGGGTCAAGAGGCCGACGGTAGCCGAGGGCTCGAAGTACCTTGCGGCCTGCCGCGGCGAGCCATGTTTTCTGCATGTCGACTGGGTTTGCTCGGGGAGATGGGAAACCGTTGTTCCTTGCCATTCCAACCAAAGCAAGCACGGGAAGGCAATGGGGTTGAAGGCGTCACACGAATTCACGGTCCCTGGGTGCAGCGCTTGTCACGCCTGGCTCGACCAGAGCGGTGCGCCTAGAGAGGTGAAGGTCGAGGTATGGGATTCCGCATATCGAAGGTGGGTGCCAGTGCGCGCCAGAAAAATGGGATTGGAGGTGGCATGCGCCATTTGACGATGTTGGTGAGCGTGCCGACGGGCGGCCAGTGCCGCTTGGTGCGCTTCGGTAGGAAGACGGTGCGGCACGAGTTCTCGAAAGAGATCGAGACGCGCGTGTTTGTGATCCGCCGGCTGCTCGGCGGTGGGAAAGGGACGGCGCAGCACGTCGAGGTCGAGGCGTTCATCCCGGAGATCCACCGCGCCGGCCTGTCGTCGGCTGATCCGCGCTGGGTGGCGCCGGGAATTCTGCGCACGAAGGCCTATGTTCATTCGAACGCCAAGACATTGGCGCCGCTCCTCGCGAGCCGCGAGAACGTCTGGCGCTTCCCCGACGAAACGGCGGCGGCATGAGCGCCCACCTCCATTTCCAGCTTTCCGATGCCGAAAAGGTGTCCGATTTCGCAGTGCGCCGTCCCGGCGAAACCGACGGCGAGGTCTTGATCTCGTTTCCGGGATGCCCTCTCGGCGGAGTGTTGTCGGAAGAAACGGTACAGATGCCGTTCCCCCGTAACGCTGGCATCCGCGAGACGCTTATCAACTGGCTGTTGTATTGGGGAATCCCCTTTTGTGTATTGCCCTGACCATGAACGGGAGTGAGACCAAGATGAACGAGAACGAAAGCGCGCAGATAGAATCGGTGCTCAGGGTTTGGTACCGTTGGCAGATCCGTCAGTCTCACGCGGTCTTGCTGTCCCATTTTTTTCGGCCCGAGGACCGTACCTGCAGAGGGTACGTGACGCCAACCAGCGACCTGGAGGACGACGAGGAAGCCTATCAGGGTGCTGACGACATGCAGTCGGAACAAGTTCAGTTGTGCGTCGACCTTCTTCCGTCGGAACAACGTGCCGCGATCTCCGTCAGCATGCAGAACAAGGAATGTGGTGCTCAAGTATGGTCGAGTGCGCGCATCCGAACTGTGCATGAGGCGTATCAAGCAGCTAAGGAAGCTTTGCTTCCACTTTTCATCAGACGCGGCATCGTAAAAGAAGATGTCACTTGCAGTCCTAAATTTTCGTGTGTATAGTTCTTTCCCGGGAAGATGCGTCTTCAGAAAGCCCGCCAACCGAAAGGTTAGCGGGCTTTTTCGTTGCCGAATCGGATTCGCATCGTCAGGTGTGTGGGGAGGCACGGAAACGTGCCATTTGCCCCTTCGGCCTCGGGTCGAACGGGGCTTTTCTATTCTGGCAGCGCGATGCTCACGCTCTCGGTGAAATCGGACGTGCGCGCGTTGTCGAAGAAGCTCGACGCGCTCGCGCGTAAGCAATTGCCGTTCGCAACCGCTCAGGCGCTCAACGCGACAGCCGAGCAGGTACGCGATGCGCAGCGCGAGAACATGCGGAAGGTGCTCGATAAACCCACGCCGTTCACGCTCAATTCGGTTGCGATCAAGCGGGCGTCGAAGTCGAACCCGGTCGCTTTGGTGTATGTAAAGTCGATCGCGGTGGCATATTTGCTGCCGTATGAGATCGGCGGCAAGAACAAGCTGAACAGCCGCGCGCTGATCAAGCCGGTGGGTCAGAAGGTCAACCAGTATGGGAACCTGCCTCGCACGACGATGGCCCGGCTGAAGGGCAAGCCGAACGTGTTCATCGGGAAGGTGCAGACGAAGGCCGGCCAGGTCGATGGCATCTGGCAGCGCGGGAAGAAGACGCGCGGCAAGTCGGGCGGCCTGAAGCTGTTGATGAAGTTCGAGGACGCGCACGACGTGCGGCAGCACCTCGACTACCGCGGCGTCGGCAAGCGCGTCGTGCACGCGGTGTTCCCGCGTGAGCTGGATCGAGCCGTCGCCAAGGCGCTCGCAACTGCAAGGTGATCCCCATGAAGGTGAGAGAACTGTCGGGACTCGCGCTAGACCTTTGGGCCTGCCGCGCGCTACTGGCCGAGTTCGAAGGCCAGAAGCTGACGCCCGAAGTGATCGAGCAGGTGAAGAACCGGATCGGTTCGTACCCGTTCCGTCCGTCGACGGATTGGGCGGCGGCCGGCCCGATCATCCAGCGCGAGCGCATCGCGGTCTACTGGGACGTCGACGAGTGGGTCGCGCTTTGGCGTGCCGAGGCGGGACCGGCCGGCACGCTGCACGCGAACGGCCCGACGATGGTCGGTCCATCAGCTCTCGTGGCTGCGATGCGCTGCTTCGTGGCTGCGAAGTTCGGTGACGAGGTGGACCATGAAGATGCGTGACCATCGCCGAAGGCTCTACCGTGTGCAGCGCGCCCGCGTCGTGCCGAGCCGCCTGAGAGCGATCCTGAATGCCGGCCAGCAGATCGCCGCCGCGTGGTGCCGGCTCGTCGCTGCCGCCGCCCCGATCGTCCGGGCAATGCGCACCTTTCTGGTGCAATTCGATGCGGGTGAACGGGTCCCCTTCCCCCGGGGGGAGGGTCACGGGCAATTGCGCACCCCGGTTTTTCTCTAGCTGCGGACATTTCAAATTTGGGTAACAGGTAACAATCTGCCATGAATCAAAGTGAGTTCGCAGCTCTCCACAAAGTCAGCCGGAAGACGGTGACAAAGTGGAAGGAGCGCGGCTGGCTTGTGTTTTCGGGCGATGAGGTGGACGTCGATGCGTCCAATGCGTTGCTCAAACGGTACCGTCGCGATGGTGTGCCGGCTGTTACCCAGGCGACCGAAGGTAACAGCAAGGGTAACAAGGCTAAACCGACCGTGAAGCGTGTTACCTCTCGCGATGCGGAGGTAACAATCCGCCCCGACGAGTCGGTCGCGGAAGCGGCGAACCGGATCCTGATCGCGACCGGTGCCGACATGAATTTCGATGCCGCGCGGTGCATGAAGGAGAACTACCTCGCTTTGCAAGCGCAGCTCGAGTATGACCGCGATGCCGGCCTGGTGGTGGCCGTCGAAGACGTCGCCCGTGCGGTCGGCGATGAATATGCCAAGGTCCGCTCACGGCTCCTGGCGATCCCGGCCGAGCATGCGCCGCGAATCCAGCGTCTGAAGACGGTCATCGAAGTGCAGGACGCTTTGCAGGAAATCATCACTGAAGCGCTCGAGGAGCTAACCCGGGATGGAGTCAATCGCCCCGCTTGAAGCGCGGCGATACGCGACCGGTTACGACGCATTACGCCGCGGGCTGCTGGAAGCTCGCCGGCGCAATATCCAGCCGCCGCCCAAACTGACCTTGAGCGAGTGGGCCGCAAAATATGCAGTTCTGTCGCGCGAGACGAGCGCGCAAACTGGCCGCTTCCGCGCATTCCCATATCAAAATGGGATTATGGATGCGGTCACTGATCCGACGGTTGAGACCATCACGGTTCAGAAGTCGGCGCGAGTCGGCTATACAAAGATCCTTGATCACGTCGCAGGCTACTTCATTCATCAGGATCCGTCGCCGATGCTGGTGGTGCAGCCCCGCGTCGAGGATGCGGAGGATTACAGCACGACGGAAATCGAGCCGATGCTCCGTGATACGCCAGTGATCGCGGAGATCGTTGGCGACCTGAAAAAGAAAGACGCGAAGCAGAAGATTCTGAAGCGTGTCTTCCGGAATGGCTCATCGATTTCCTTCGTCGGCGCGAATAGCCCTGGCGGCTTCCGCCGGATCACCGCGCGCATTGTGTCGTTCGACGAGGTTGACGGCTATCCCGTCCAGGGTGCCGGCAAGGAAGGCGATCAGATCAAGCTGGGTATCAAGCGGACAGAGTCATTCTGGAATCGCAAGATCATCCTTGGTAGCACGCCGACGGTAAAAGGCTTCAGCCGTATCGAGAAGAGTTTCGAGAACAGTGATCAGCGGCGCTACTACGTGCCGTGTCCGCATTGCGGCGAGTATCAAGTGCTCGAATGGGGCGGTCCCGATACGCCTCACGGCATGAAGTGGGACAAGGATGAGAACGGTGTCGGGCTTCCCGATACGGTGTACTACGTCTGCCGCCACAATGGCTGTGTCATCCGTGATGTCGATAAGCCGGACATGGTGGAGCGTGGCGAGTGGCGTGCTTCCAAGCCGTTCAATGGCCATGCCGGGTTCCATATCTGGGCCGGCTACAGCCTGTTTCCGAACGCATCATGGCGGAACCTCGTCGCCGAATGGCTCGAGGTGAAGGACGATCCGCTTGCGCGGCAGACGTTCATCAACCTCGTGCTCGGCGAGACTTACGAGGACCGCGGTGATCGCGCGCTCAAGGAAGACCGGCTGGCGGCTCGCGCCGAGGTGTGGTCGGCCGAGGTCCCGGACGGAGTCGCCGTTCTCACGGCGGGAGTCGACACGCAGGGCGATCGTTTTGAAGTGGAGGTAATCGGCTGGGGGCGCAACGAAGAGAGCTGGTCGGTCGACTACGAGGTGATCGAGGGCGATATGGAAACGCCTGACCCCTGGGACAGGCTTGATGCATTCCTGAAGCGCATTTGGCATCGGGCTGATGGGCGCGGTTTCGAAATCATGGCGGTTTGTCATGACTCGGGTGGCAACCATACGCAGAAGGTCTACGAGTTTTCGAAAGCGCGTCTCGGCCGGCGTGTGTGGGCGATCAAGGGTGAATCAGCTGTAGCAGGTAGGCGAAATCCGGTTTGGCCGACGAAGAAGCCGACGCGAAAGACGCGTTCGTCGTTCCGACCAGTAATTATCGGCGTGAATTCGGCGAAGGACACGGTTCGGAACCGATTGCACGTCGAGGTGCCGGGGCCCGGGTATATGCATTTCCCGACTGATCGCGACATCAACTACTACGCGCAATTGACGTCCGAGCGTCAGGTGCGCAAGGTGTCCGGCGGCCAGGTCTACCGAGTGTGGGAGCTACCTCCGGGCCGCGCCAATGAGGCGCTGGACTGCCGAGTGTACGGCTATGCCGCGCTCTGTGGTCTGCTTCATCTCGGGCTGAGGCTCAACGTAATGGCTGACGAAGTGAAGGCGGCATTTACGCCGCTTCCGTACGTGGCTCCTGAGCCGGTGACCGTCGTACCCGAGGCTGAGGCACCGATCGCGGTTTCGGCGCAAGGTCCGTCGGTCAAGGTCATCGGCAATTCGAGTAGCGGAAAGTCGCGCGTGAGCCGTCTCGCATAACGGAGTGGTGATGGGTGCATACGACGGGCGTAGCAGGGCCGACCTGCAGGCGCAGCTGACCGCGCTGCTGAAAGCCTACGATCAGTTGGCCGCCGGCCAATCGGTCGCGAGCGCGAGCTATTCGCAGAGCGACGGCTCGCGCTCGGTCACCTTCCGTCAAACGGATCTCGGTCTTCTCGACGGACTGATATCGAAGCTTCAAGAGCAGCTCGGCATTGTGCGCCGAGCACGCAGGCAAATTCGATTCGTGTATCGCTAATGGACAATTCCGTGCAAATTCTCGGCGTGGATGGCAAGCCGTTGCCTCCGCGTCAGGGGCGTGCGTCGATGCTGTCCGGTGCGAGCCAGACCCCCTACGACGCTGCAAACCTATACGGTGCGCACGTCGAGGACTGGAATCCGTACCTGTGGTCTCCCGATGGGGAGATCAACATGTACCACGACCGGATCACTGCCCGAGCGCGTGACCTGGTCCGAAACGACGGATGGGCGACGGCCGCGGTGATGCGGACGCTCGACAACGTCATCGGTCCGGATTTCCGGCCGATCTCGAAGCCGGACCACGTCGCATTGCGCGCGCTGACCGGCAATAAGGCGTTCGATCACGTCTGGGCCGATGAATTCGGGCAGCAGGTCGAGGCGAATTATCGCGCATGGGCGCACGACCCCGGCTTCTACTGCGACGCCGAGCGGATGCTGCCCATGCCGGGCCTGTTCCAGGTCGCATTCCGACACAAGATCGTCGACGGCGATGGTCTGGGCCAACTGCACTACCTGCCGCAGCGGGTCAGCGTCGGCCGCGCGCGCTATGCGACTGCGCTTCAGGTGCTCGATCCCGATCGCCTATCGAACCCGCAACTACAGTTCGACCAACAGGCGTTGCGCGGTGGCGTCGAGGTTGACGAATTCGGCGCGCCGACCTGGTATCACATTCGTGAGGCGCACCAGGGCGATTGGTTCAGCGCTGCGAAATCGGTGCGCTGGAAGCGCATCCCCCGCGAGACAGACTGGGGGCGGCAGATCGTCATCCACTCGTATGAACACGATCGGGCCTCGCAGCACCGCGGTATTGGCTTCCTGACGCCGGTACTCCAGCGCTTCAAGATGCTCATCAAGTACGACGAGACGGAACTCGACGCCGCGATCATCAATGCGTTTTTTGCGGCGTACATCCAGAGCCCGTTCGACGGCGACCTGGTCGAGGAAGCGCTCCAGAGCCCGGATCGCCTGAACAAGTATCAGGAGGAACGCGCAGCGTTTCACGCCGAGCGCAAGACTCGGCTCGGCAACGTCGGCATGACGCACCTGTTCCCGGGCGAGACGATCGGCTCGGTGATGGCGAACCGCCCGAGTGCGAATTACGCGGCGTTTAATAGCGCATTCCTTCGCAGCTTCTCGGCTTCGACCGGCCTGGCCGCGCAGCAGATCAGCCAGAACTGGGCGGAGGTGAACTACAGCGCATACCGCTCTGCGATGCTGGAGGCATGGAAGACGTTTCATCGGCGCCGTCTTGGATTCGCCGCGACGTACACGCAGCCAATCTATACGGGCTGGCTTGAGGAATCGATGGAAGTCGACGATTACCCGATGCCGCTCGGCGAAGTGCCCGACTTCATCGAAGCGCGCGCAGCGTACTCGCGCGCAAAGTGGCTCGGTCCGGGCCGCGGCCTCGTTGACATCGTGAAGGAGCGGCAGGGCGCATCGATGGGCGTCGCCGGCGGCTTTTCGTCGCTCGAGGACGAGTGTGCCGAGACGGGCGGTACCGATTGGCGCGAAGTCGCGCAGCGGCGTGCGGTCGAAGAGGCCTATTACCGCAATCTCGGCCTGCAGCCGCCGGCGACACTGGTAGGCGACAGCGTCAAGGAAGCGAGCGCTATTCCGGAGGAAGTCTGATGAAGTTTGCGCACATGGCGCAGCGGCTGTTCAACGTGCCGCTCGCGATTCGTCGCGAGAAGGCCGAGGTGATCATGGCCGCGCTGATGGATCGGCTCGGCGTGTCGCAGATCGCGCGGCTCGAAGGCGGCCGCCTGAAGCCGATGGCGATGGAGGACTGGGACGAAGGCTACGACAGCTTCTCGCGCGAGGGTCGCGTTCCGGATCCCGGCTACGACATGATTCCCGACACCGGCGTGGCGCTGATCGCGGTACATGGCACGCTCGTGCAGAAGCTAGGCACGTTGCGGCCGTGGTCAGGGATGACGGGCTACGACGGTTTGCGCGAGGCGATCCTGCGCGCGCATTCCGATCCGAAGGTCAAGGCGATCGTGCTCGACGTGGATTCGCCCGGTGGCGAGGTGGCCGGATGTTTCGACCTGGTCGACACGATCTACGCGCAGCGCGGCAACAAGCCGATGTGGTCGATCCTGACCGAGTCGGCGTATTCGGCCGGCTATGCGATTGCCAGCGCGGCCGATCGCGTGATCGTGCCGCGGACCGGCGGCGTCGGGTCAGTTGGCGTGATCGTGATGCACGTCGACTGGTCGAAGGCGTTGACGAATGCCGGGATGGCCGTGACGTTCATCACCTACGGCGAGCGCAAGGCGGATTTCCATCCGGAGATCCCGCTCTCGAAAGAGGCCTACCAGGCAGCGCAAGCCGATATCAACACGATGGGCGAGCTGTTCGTCGCGACGGTCGCGCGTAATCGCGGCCTGTCGGCCGACGTCGTCCGCAAGACGGAGGCCGCCTGCTACATGGGCGATGCCGGCGTGAGCGTCGGATTGGCCGATGCCGTGATGGCGCCCGATGAGGCGCTCCTCGCCCTGCTCGCAGAGCTTGGCTGACAACCATTGAAAGGAAAGATATGAAATCGAAAATCTTGGCTCCGTTCGCCAGCTTTCTGAGCAATCCTCCGCGTGCGGCCGGCGCTCGAATCGAAGAAGGCGGCGACGACGACGAGCGTAAGCAGCGCGAAGGTGAGTCCGACGAGGACTACGCGAAGCGCATGGAAAAGCTCGACGAGAAGGAACGTGCCGAGCAGGAAGAGAAGGAAAAGGAAGCTGCTTCGCGCCGCGCCGAAGAAGAACGCGAACGCGAAGAAGCAGAGCGGCGTGCCGCTGCCGAAGGCGACGACGATTCCGAAGACGATGACGGCGATGATGCAACGGCCAGCGCAGCGCGCCAGCGTGAGCGCGTACGGTGCGCCCGCATCATGGCACATGGCATCAAACTCGGCCGCGCGCGCCAAGCGGGCGTGTTCGCATTCGACACGAAGATGTCTTCGCGCTCGGCGATCGCCGCACTCAACGCCGGCGCCGAAGACGCACCGGCGCAGCCCCGTCGTGTATCCAGCCTGTCGAGCCACATGGCGTCGACCACCATCCCGACGGCGGGGGCAGGTGGCGCAGCGCCGAAAGCCCCGTCCCTGGCCGAGCAGATCGTCCAGGCGGGAAAAATCCGTCGCGGCGAAGCTTGATCGGCCGTTCAATCTGACACGAGTAAGGAGAAGTCATGACGCTTCCCGTCAACACGATCGGCGACAACCCGCAGCAGCCGGGGATCTACGCCGAAACCTACATTCCGGATCAGCTGATTGCGGGTGCGCTGCAGATCGTTTCGCAGCCGATCATCCTGGCTGCCGGCACGCTGCCGCGCGGCTCGGTGCTTGGTATGGTGAGCTCGCTGAACGCGATCGCCGAGCCGGGCGCCTCGAACACCGGCAACGGCACGATCGGCGGCGTGAGCGCAAACGGTGCGCTGGCCGGCGACTACGTGCTCACGGCCACCGGAGCAACGACGTTCTCGGTGACCGACCCGGAGGGCAATGCATTGCCGCCGGCGACGGTCGGTACCGCGTATTCGCAATCCGGTATCGGTTTCACGCTGACGGCCGGTGCGACGGCTTTCGTGGCTGGCGACACGTTCACGATCGAGATCGAGGACGCCGTCGGTACCTACAAGCTGTCGGTGAAGACGGCGACGGACGGCAGCCAGATCCCGTCGGCCATTCTGGCCGACTACGCCGATGCCAGCGCCGGGCCCGTGACGGCCGGCGCGTACGTCGCAGCCGAGGTCAACGCGCGTGCACTGAATTTCGATCCGTCGTGGGACATCGCCTCGCTGCGTGCTGCGCTGCGTCAATACACGATTTTCGTCAAGTCCTCGGTCTCCGCTGCCGACCCGACTTAAAACCCGGCTCCGCTTCGAGGAACCCCGCTTCGGCGGGGTTTTTTGTTTCCGGCGCGCAATTCGTTTCAAGGAGATTGAGGGATGTCCACGCCCGCATCGTTCGTGTACGACACGAACACGCTGATTCAGGTGGTTCCGAACCTGAAAGTCGCGCAGCAATTCATGCTCGACAAGTTTTTCCCGAACATCGTCATGGCCGACTCCGAGAAGGTGTCGATCGACGTTGATGTCGGCCTGCGCCGGATGGCGCCGTTCGTCTCGCCGCTGGTCGAAGGCAAGCTCGTCGAGCAGCGCCGCTACCAGACGAACGAGTTCAAGCCGGCCTACATCAAGGACAAGCGCGCGCCCGATCTGCGCAAGCCCGTGCGCCGCATGATCGGCGAGCGTATCGGCGGTGAGCTGAAGGGCGTCCAGCGCGAGATGGCGAATCTCGAGGCGGAAATGACCGACCAGATCGACATCCTGAACCGTCGCCTGGAATGGATGGCCTGCTGTGCGCTGCGCACCGGCGTCGTCCGCGTCGAAGGCGAAGGCTTCGAGACGGTCGATATCGACTTCGGGCGCGATCCCTCGCTGACCGTGGCGTGGACCGGTGGCCGCAAGTGGACTATCCAGAACGTGCTTGCGGGCACTGCGACGCCCGCCGACGACATCGAGGCCTGGCAGCACCAGATCCTCAAGAAGTCCGGTGCGAAGGTGACGGATATCGTGCTCACGCCGTCGGCGTGGAGCGGTTTCATCGCCGATCCGAAGCTGAAGGGTGCCATCGTGTTCCCGTCGCTGAACGTCAGCGGGAACATCATCAACCCGGGTGCGCAGATCGAGCAGGGCGCCGTCTACAAGGGGCGGTGGGGCCAGTACGACCTCTGGGTCTACAACGACTGGTTCATCGACGAGAACGGCGTCGAACGGCCGATGATCCCCGACGGCGAAATCGTCATGAGTGGCGCGAATCTCCTCGGCACGCGCGCCTTCGGCCAGATCATGGATCCCGCGTTCAACTATGAGGCGCTGCCCTATGCGCCGAAGACGTGGGTGAAAGAGGATCCGGCGCAGCGCTTCCTGATGATGCAATCGTCGCCGCTGGTGATCCCGAGCCGGGTCAACGCATGCTTCGGCGCGCGCGTGACCGATCCGGTACTCGACTGATGTCGACGCCAACCACACCCGAGGCCGGCGGCAAACCGGCCCGCATGGTGACCGCGGTAGTCGCCCGCGGTCGCACGGTGATGGGAGCCGACGGCAAGGCCGTCGCGGGTGGCGGAGAGGTGTCGCTGCCGGCCGCCGAGGTCGCTGCGCTCCGAAGGTCCGGCTTCCTGACGGATCCCAAGGAACCCGAGGTGCCGCGCAACGATGGCGACACGATCGGGCCGCGCGTTCTCACCAACTCAACGGTCCAGATCAAGCGAGGCTGACATGTTCGACTTCGACCAGCTGAACGTCGCGATCAACGGCGTGTTCGGCGAGTCGGTGTCGTACCAGCCGGCCGCTGGCGGTGCGCCGTTCGCAGTCTCCGGCGTGGTGGTCGACTCGTTCCGAACGCCTTTCTACAAGGAAGACGGAACGGTCGGCTACACCACCACCGCGCCAGCGATCGGTGTGCGCCTCGCCGACTTTCCCGCCAAGCCAGTCAAGAACGACACGCTGATCCGCCTGAAGACCGGCGACCGTTTCATGGTGGTCGACGTCCACAGCGACGGCATGGGCTGGTTGAACCTGATCCTCAAGGTGACGCAGTGACGACGAAATCCGATTTGCTCGCGGCGGCCCTGCAGGGGCTGGCCGGGCAGACGGCAGCCGGCGCGCGCGTGTACGGCGCGCGCGACCTCTCGACGTGGGACGACGAGTACCCGGTGCTGTTCGTCTCGATGCCGCTCGACGAGGACGGCGAATCGTTCGGCCGCAACGGCGCGCCGGCGTTTACGGTGTCCTGCAGCCTGATCGTAGAGGCGCGCGCGAGCGCCTTGGCGCGTGCCGACGACGGCGGCGCACTGGATCTCGTCGGCCAGCTCGAGACGCTGCGCGACCAGGTCAAGCGCGCGGTCATCAACTATGGCCCGCTGATGAGCCAGATCCAGCAGTTCGCGTTCTTCAAGGTCCGGGGGAAACCCGGGCCGGGCGAGGGCGCCGAGCACGTCGGCGGCGTCGAGATCGAGATCGGACTCGAGTTCGTGCAGGACGCGAGCGACTTCCGGCAGTCCGATCCGCCGTCGCTCGAGGGAATCGGTGTCACGGTGACCATGCCGGAGGGCACGGTCGCGCCGACGTTCTCCATCCCGTTTGAACAATCCATTTCGTAGGAGCGCCGCATGCGCGTGAAACCTGCCCCGGGGCTGCAAGTGCGCGACCCCTTCACGAAGAAGCTGCTGTCCGCCGATGGCATCGAGGTGCCCGACGACAGCCCGGTTTGGAACCGGATCCTCAACGACGGCGACGTCGTGCGCGTGGAGCAGCCCGCAGCGGCCGCGCCGGCGCAGGCCCGCGCCGTAACTGGAGACGACAAGGCATGAGCACCATCCCGTTCAAGGTCATCCCGCAGAACTATCGGCTGCCTGGCGCCGTCTTCGAGCTCGACAACTCGCAGGCGAACACCGGTGCGAGCACGCAACGCGCGCTCGTCATCGGCCAGATCACCGCGGCCGGTACCGCGACGCCGAATGTGCCCATCATCTGTGGCAGCATCGGCGACGCGCAGGCGGCCGGCGGCCCGAATTCCATGCTGGCGAACATGGTCGCCAAATACCGACTGAACGATTCGTTCGGCGAGGTGTGGATGCTGCCGGTCTCCGACGCCGCTGGTGCCACTGCGGCCGCCGGCTCGATCACGTTCACGGCATCGCCATCGGTGAACGGCACGCTGTCGCTCTATGTCGGCGACCAGCTCGTGACGGTTCCCGTTTCGGCCGGCGATACGGTCACGACCCTCGCCACCGAGGTGGCGGCGGCCATCAATGCCGTGGCCGGCATCCCGGTAACCGCTTCGGCTACCGATGGTGTAGTTACCGTCACTGCCGTGAACAAGGGTGCGTGCGGCAATGAGATCGCGCTCCAGTTCAACTACCGCGGCACGGTCGCCGGCGAGGTGCTCCCGGCCGGCCTGACATACACGATCGCGGCGATGACGGGCGGCGCTACGAATCCGTCGCTGACGACGGCCTTGGCGAACCTCGGCATGACATCGTTCGACTTCATCGCGAACCCTTACAACGACGTCACGTCGCTGGACGCGGTGAAGGAGCTGCTGAACGACCAGACTGGCCGATGGAGCTACCAGGAGCAGCTCTACGGCCATTCGTTCGGCGGTTTCTCGGGAACGTTCGGCGCGTCGACGACGCTCGGCCTGACGCGAAACAATCAGCACGAGACGTTGCTCCCTGCCGACAGCAGCCCGTCGCCGAGCTGGCTCTGGGCGGCGGCGCTGGCTGGCCAAGCGGCTGTGAGCGTGCGAGCCGATCCCGGTGTCCCGCTGCAGTCGCTGCCCCTGAACGGCATCCTGCCGCCGCCGGTGCCGAAGCGTTGGCAACCGTCCCTGCGCAATACGTTGCTGTTCGACGGCATGTCGACATTCACGGTGGCCGACGACGGCACCGTGATGACCGAGAACATCGTCACGACCTACCAGAAGAACGCGCAGGGCGTCGCGGACGACAGCTACCTGGAAGTCGAGACGATGTTCCAGCTCATGCTGGAGATCCGGACGATGCAAGCGATGCTCTCGTCGAAGTACGCGCGCAGCAAGCTGGCCGACGACGGTTCGCGTCCGGCTGCCGGCTCGAACCTCGTCACGCCGAGCACGATCAAGGCCGACATCATCGCGCTCTACAACGAGCGCGCCGATGCTGGGTTCGTGCAGGGCACGGCCGCATTCGCCGCCGCGCTCGTGGTGCAGAAGAACACGGTCAACCCGAACACCGTCGACATTCTCTGGCCGGGCACGCCGGTCAACCAGATGCGGACGTTCCGGACGCTGGTGCAGTTCCGACTGCAGTAACGCTGCTCGCAGTGCAGAGATGGCCACCCCGAGGGGCGGCCTTTTCATTTTTAGGAGAGAAATATGTCGGGTAGCCAACTGCTGGCCGGGATCGCGAACGCGAAAATCAACGGTCAGACGTACCAGCTCGAGGGAAAGGCCTCTTACACGCCGACGAAGGTCGAGCGCAGCTCGCTCGTCGGGCAGGATGGTTTCCACGGCTTCAAGGCGATGCCGAAGGTCGGCCGCATCAAGATGTCGCTTCGCGATTCCGGCGGCTTGACCGTCGCCGACTTCAATGCGATGGCGAACGAGACGATCGTGCTCGAGCTCGCGAGCGGCAAGATCGTGACCGGCCGCAACATGGGCCAAGTGGGCGACCTGGATGTCGAAACCGAAGACGGCACGTTCGACGTGACGTTCGAGGGTCCGGAAGTCGTCGAGCAAACCGTTTCGTGAGGCGGACGATGGAAGGCAACGAAAACAAGCCGCGCAAGGTGCAGCCGCCGGTGATCAGCATCGAGCTCGAAGACCCGATCAAGGTCAAGAGCAGCGGCGAGGAAGAGGTCATCACCGAGCTGTCGCTCTGCGAGCCTACGCTCGACCAGATCGAGACGTTCCTCAAGGTGGCAACGTCGAAGGGGCCAATCAAGGCCGTCCGCGCGCTGATCAGCGAGCAGTCGAAGGTGCCGGAAATGGGCCTCGGCAAGATCAAGGCGCGCGAATACTACCGGGCACAGGAATACCTGATGTTCTTCCTCTCTCCTCAGGAAGAGGACGACCCCGAGGGAAACGCGGCGGGCTCCCAGTAGATTGGGAGCATCGGGTCAAAGTGGTTGAGCGCTGGTGGCGCTGGCAGCCTAGCGAGACGAAGCGGCTGACGTGGAGCGAAATTCGCAAGTACGAGTACCACGCTGGACTGATGCTGAAGAAGGAATGAGGCGATGGCCGAAGAGTTCGTAATCCGCATCCGCGCTGACGACGCGGCGACCGCGACGATCAAGAAGATCCAGGATGCGCTCGGCAAGGTGACGGCGCCGGTCGAAAAGGCGCAGAAGCGGTTCGCTAACGTCGGTTCGGTTGGCCTGCGCAGTTTCGAGAAGCTCACCAAGGGCCTTGACTCTGCAGCACGCGCGGCCCACTCTCTCGTCGACAAGGTGGTTGAGCTGGTGCCAGGCCTGGCCGCGATCGGCGCGGCCGGGACCGTGGCCGGCATCGTCGGGCTGACGTCTCGATTCGGCGCATTCGGTTTCTCGCTGAACAAGACGTCAAAGTTGATCGGCATGAATGCCCAGGACCTCGCTGCCTGGCACGTTGCTGCGAAGCGCGCCGGCGTGTCGGCGGGCGAGTTCGATTCCGCAATCACGTCCTCGCAGGATGCTATCCGGGCGGCAGCAAACGGCGCAAATCCGGCTGCTCTGGTGCTGATGCAGAAGATGGGCGTGCAGATCCAGCGCAACAAGGACGGCTCGGTCGATTATTACAGCACGCAGATGCGCCTCATGCGTGCCATCGCGGGCCAGCGCAGCGCTGTGACGCAGCGGGCGGCCGCCGATGCTGTCGGCATGGGCGGCCTCCTACCGATGCTGCAGCAAGGTACCTATGGCGCAGACCGGTCGCGCGCCGTGTTGAAGGGACTTGTTCCGACCGCCGAGGAGCTGACGCGCGCGACCCGCTTCAAGGAAGACATCAACGACCTCGAGGACTCCGTATCCGGGCTCGGGAACAGCATCGGCGCGCGCCTGGTCCCGATCCTCGATCCCGTAGTCAACGCCTTCGCGGCATGGCTCGACAAGAACCGATCGGACATCGCGGACAAGCTTGCCGAGGCGGTGCAGAAGTTCGTCACGTGGCTGTCGAAAATCGACTGGAACGACGTGTCGAAGAAGGCGAAAGAGGTCTGGGACAACATCGGCGGGCTGAAAACGGTGCTGATCGCGATTGCCGGCATCAACCTGGTGACCCCGATCGCCGCGGTCGTCAGCCTGATCACGAATCTCGCGACGCTCACCACGGCGACGATTCCGGCTGCTGTCACTGCGCTCGGAACGTTAGGCGCTGCCGGCGTCGCGGCCTGGGCCGCGCTGAAGGTCGCCAAGATCGTCGGGCTGCCAGACGTCAACCAGAATGAGGGCGTGAACGATGTCCGCAACGGAGACTGGTTGATGGCGTCGATGCATCTGGCTGCCGGCGACTTCGCTCGCGCCATGGCGGCGCGGATGCAAGGGAAGTCGAACGAGGAAATTGCGACCTGGCTTGCCGCTGGCGAAAACCCGTCCGACAACGCCAACAAGCGCCTGCCCCTGGGCATCCGCAGCAACAATCCGCTCAACATCCTGCATGACGGAAATGAGCGCACATATGCCTCGCCCGAGGAAGGCATCACGGCCGCTGTTCGGAATCTCCAGCGTAACTACCGAGGCCTCACGCTGACCGGCATTATGGACAAGTGGACCGGCGGCGCGCGGACGGGCAACACGCCTCAGCAGATGGCGAACTACGTGAGCCTGCTATCGAACGCGACCGGCCTTGGAGCGAATGACGTTCCCGACCTCAGCGACTCGTCGGTCGTCGCGAAGCTGATCAAGGGCGGAATCCGCGCCGAGAACGGCATGCAGCCCTATACCGATGCGCAGATAGCCGGCGCGGTGGGTGCTGGAATGGCCGGGGCGCCCGCCGGCGTGCCCGGTGCTGCTGGCAATCCTGCCACGCAAAACCAGACGGTAAAAATATCCGTCGATATGAAGGGCGTGCCGCAAGGCGCGCGTGCAGAAGCGAAAGCGGATGACGGTAGCTATCTGCCGACCCGGGTGGAGTACCGGCTCGACGGTATCTAAAGGAAGAGGGTTCAGTGGCATCGACGACAACCAACGCGCTTAGCGTGGTCGGCAGTATCGGAGGTCTGGCCTCGGCTGCCGACAGCATCGCGTCGCTGCTGACCGGGGACTGGTTCTCCACGCTGAAGACCGCCAGCTTCGGCGGCGTGCCGTTCGGCGTGTTCGAGATTCGGAATTCGGCAGGCCAGAACAAGGCCGTCCATACCTATCCGTTTCGCGACGATGTCTGGCCCGAAGACCTTGGCAAGAAGCCGCGCGCATTCGAGGTGATCGGGTTCCTGCTCGAAGGTGATTTGAAGACTGGCGCCGGATCGGTCATCGAGCAGCGTGACAATCTGTTTGCGGTCTGCGAAGGCACTGGCAATGCCACCCTCGTGCATCCAACCTTCGGCACGATCGATAGCGTGGCGTGCCTCGGTGTCGAGGCGATCGAACGCGCGGACCTCGGTCCAGTGTTCGAGATCCGGCTCACGCTGATCAAGGCCGGTCCACGGAAGTTCCCTACGGCCACCGTCTCGACGGCCGACGATAGCGCGGATCAGGCGGCGAACGCTAAATTGAAATCGCTGCTCGACTATGCGACCGACATCGCGACGGACATCCGCAACGGCGCGGCCGTGGTGCAGAAGGCCGTCTCGACGGTGGTGGGCTGGTATCAGCTAGGTGTGACCGCGGTGAACGACGTGAAGCGCGTGATCGGCGCCGTATCGACGCTGTCTGGCAACTTCGGGCGGCTGTTCGGCGGCGGAAATTCCGGCTTCTCGTCGAGCAACACGAAGGCGCCGACGAGCACGACGCCAGCGGACCTGCTCGCCACGTCGGCCGCCGGCCGTGCGGCTGTCGTAGCGGCCGGCGCGACGTTGCAGGCCGCCGCAGCGAACCCCTCGGACACCGCGACGCTCGGTGCCGCTGTCGATGCGTTCGTGGCTGCAGTGGCGGCATCGGCGAACGACCCGGCCGACGCGGTGCGGCTTGTCACCGGCCTGGTACAGTACACGCCGGACGACGTAGTCGTGCCAGGCCAGATCGGCGCCTCGATGGGGGCGGTGCAGGTCGCGACGGCGGCGCTGCTTCGGCGGTACGCGCTGGCGCAGCTCGCCGTGACGCTCACGACATATCAGCCTTCGTCAGAACCTGACGCGGCGGACGTGCTGTCGAGCGCGCTGGCGCTGTACGACAGCGAGATCGACGTGGCGGGTGACTCGGGCGACGACGACACGTTCATCGCGCTGCGCGCGCTGCGGCGCGCGGTGTACGCGGACTTGACTGCTCGCGGGGCGAACCTCGCGACGAATGCGTCGTTCTCGTTCAACACGCCGCTGCCGTCGCTCGTGCTGGCCAAGCGTATCTATGACGACGTGACGCGAGAGCCGCAACTGCTCCAGCAAATCGACCCGATCCACCCGGCATTTTGTCCGATCGCGTTTCAGGCCCTCGCGAAATGAACGACGACGTCACATTGAAGGTTGCGAGTTGCACGCTGAATCCGACCGCGAAGCCTGGTCAGGAGACGTTCACAACGTCGAATGCCAGATCGATAACCGGGTGGACCGACGTGAGCGTGTCACGTGGCATCGAACGGTGCCCGTCAAGCTTCGATATCAGCTACACGGAGCCATATCCGGGTGTCAGCGAGATCCTTGCCCAACCGGGCGATTGGGTTCAGGTCATGCTTGGCGATGACCTGGTGCTGACCGGATTCGTCGACCGATACATGCCGTCTTACAGCGGTAACCGGCACAGTGTTCGTATATTGGGGCGCAGCAAGTGCCAGGATCTCGTCGACTGCGCTGCTTTCATCGGCGGCGGCCAGCTGCTCAATATGACCGTCGACAAGATTGCGGCAGCGCTGTGTGCGCCCTACGGGATCGCCTCGGCAGTAGCGGCCGGAACCGATGTCGGCGATCCGATTGTGCAAACGAACGTCATGGTCGGACAAACATCCTATTCAGTGCTTGAATTGTTATGCCGATATCAGGGGCTCCTCTTATACGACATGCCGGACGGTAGCCTGCTCTTTGCGTCTGGCGGCCCGGCAGCACATACAAAAAACACGTCGATCGGTACGCGAGTCGCGTCGAGTGGTTTTACCGAGGGAATCAATGTGGCATCGGCGTCGTTCATGATGGCGATGGACGGTCGGTTTTCTCGGTACGACGCTGCCTATCAATCGCTCGACACGTTGCGCGATCTCGGCGAAGGCGGAAATATCATCGCGCACACCTACGACACGACGGTGCCGCGGTTCCGCTATCGCGCGATCATCTCCGAGCAGGTGACCGGCGGCCGGGATATCGCCGAACAGCGGGCCAATTGGGAGATGGCATATAGGTTGGGCCGATCCTTTCAGGTGCGGCTCGTGACGGATTCCTGGCGAGACTCTGCAGGGACTCTGTACGAACCGAATGTGCTTGTCGATATCGACCTTCCGTCCTTGAAACTGCCGAAGAAGCGTTGGTTGATTTCCGATATAACGTACAAGAAAGACGCTCGGGGAACGTCGGCTGAGCTGACGATCATGCCGCCACAGGCTTTCTATCAAGAGCCGATCATCCTCAATCCGGTTGGACCGGATCTCGCGCAGGTTTTACAGTGATGGACGTCCTGAATCGGATTAGAAGCCTGTTTGGTCGTGGTCGCATAACGCTGGTGGACGACAGCGGCCCGGTACAACTGGTACAACTGCGCATGAATGGCCTTGAGATTCCGTCTGGCCGCTACCGCGTCCCGGAATTCGGGTTTTCATCGAACCCGCCGATCGGCTCGGACGCACTGGCGCTGCACGTTGCTGGTGATAGGTCTGCCGGCGCCGTGGTAGGCACGAACCACCAGGAATCGCGGCCGCGTGGCCTCGCGCCAGGCGAATCGATCCTGTACAGCCAGGATGGCAAGTGCATCTACCTGAAAGATGGTGTCATTGTCGTCGAGGCGAAGGGGCAGGACGTCGTCGTGAATGACGCTGCGAATGTCACTTGGACCTGCAGCGGCGACTTCAAGATTGTCGCCGGCGGGAAGTTCAGCGTGGAGGCGCCAGGCGGATCCGACTTTGATACGCCGATGCTGACGGCCACTGGAGACATGCAGGACAACACCGGCACGAACAGCGAGACGATGAGGGCCATGCGTGTGACGTTCGACGAGCACAACCACGACGTGCGGAACGTGCAGGGTGGCGATTCCACCGTCACGTCCGATCAACCGAACCAGCAGATGTAGCGCTGGCACGCTCTGCGATAACCAATGACCCGCTTCGGCGGGTATTTTTTCGTCCGGACACATGCCTGACCTGACTCTCACATGGGATTCCGCGACCGCGCACGCCGACTGGATGCTGGCAGGTGCTGACCTTGCCACGGGCAATGACCTCGCGAGCGCAGTGCTGATCAGCATCTTCACCGACCGCGAGGCGAGCACCGACGACGTCATCCCCGACGGCTCGACGGATCGACGCGGATGGTGGGCCGACGACGAGGTGCCGATCGGCTCGCGTATGTGGCTGCTGAAGCGCGCCAAGCAGACGACGCAGACAGCGCAAAGGGCTTACGACTATCTCGCCGAGGCGCTGCAGTGGTTGATCGATGACGGCGTGGCAGGCCGCATCGAGATCACGACGCAGTGGGTGCGCCGCGGCGTGCTCGGCGCGTGGATCGTGGTGATCAAGAACGGCACCGTGCTGCTCGACGGGCAATACACCTGGGCGTGGGAAGGAATCAACTGATGCCGTATCTTCGACCAACACTTTCTGAGCTGAAAGCCCAGGTGGCCGCCGATATCCAAAGCGGCCTGCCGGGTACTGACCCGCTGCTGCGCTTTTCCAGCTTCGGCGTCATCGGCCGTGCGCTGGCCGGCCTCGCGCAGTTGCAATACGGCTATACCGATTACATCGCCAAGCAGTCGAATCCGTTCACCGCGACCGACGAGTTCCTCGAGGCGTGGGCTGCGCTCAAGGCTGTCTACCGGGAAGCGGCCACGCAGGCGGGTTCGGTGACGCCAGGGCAGATTCAGTTCGCTGCGGTGGCTACCGCAGATCCTATCCCGGCTGGGACCTCGATCAGCCGTAGTGATGGCGTCGGCTACACGACAACGAGCGAGGGCACCGTCGCCAACGGTGTCGTAACGGTCGACGCCGTCGCGAATGCCGACCCGAGCGGGCTGACAGGCGCGTTCGGGAACTGTCCGGTCGGTACGGCGATGACGCTGGGCGTGTCGATCGCGGGCGTCACGTCGACCGGAACGGTGTCCGTTGCATTTACCGGGGGTGCCGATATCGAATCGGACGATAGCTTGCGCTCGCGCATGCTGCTCGCCTACCAGAATCCCGCGCAGGGTGGATCGCAGTCCGACTACGTCAAGTGGGCGCGGGAGGTCAGCGGCGTGACGCGGGCCTGGTGCAATCCGGTCGGGTTCGGCCCCGGAACCGTAGTCGTCTACGTGATGCTCGACGAGGCGGAGGACGACAACGAAGGATTTCCGGTCGGGTCGGATGGGGTGGCCACCGACGAGAAGCGCGGCACGGTGGCGACCGGCGATCAACTGACGGTTGCGAACTGGATCTATCCGCTGCGGCCCGTCACGGCCTTGGTGTTCGTCTGCTCGCCAATCCGGACGCCGATCGACTTCACGATCACGGGCTCAGCCAACTTCACCGCTGCGCAAAAGACAGCGATCGAGGCGGCGATCGAGGGGATCTTCGTGCTGTACGGATCGCCGGTCGGCCCGGGCAACCTGAACGGCGCGGTCGATATGTCCTACATCAACTCGGCGATCGGGGCGATTACCGGCACGCAGGGCTTCGTCATCACTGCGCCGCTGCAGAACATACAGGGCACGACCGGCCAACTGCCGGTGCTCGGCAACATCACCTGGCTCGCATAAATGGCTGCACCGAACTATTCGTCGTCCGACTTCGCGTCGGCGCTGAGCGCGCTATTTCCTCGCGGCTTGGCGTGGCCACGCTCCCCGGACGCGGTGATGCAGCAGGTGATAGCTGTCCTGTCTCCAGTCTGGGCGCGCCATGTGGCGGACAACAACTACTTGCTCGTCGACGCATTTCCTTCGACGACGGTCGAGCTGCTCCCGGAGTGGGAGGCATCGCTGGGGCTGCCGGATCCGTGCGCTGGCGAGTCGCCGTCGCTTGCCGTGCGTCAGGCGCAGGTGGTGGCGCGCTTCACCAACACCGGTGGCCAGTCGATCGCCTTCTTCACCGACTACGCGAAGAACCTCGGATTCACCGTCAGCGTGAGCGAGTTCACGCCGTTCCGAGCTGGCCAGCAGGCGGCAGGTGACTCCTGCGGTGACGAAGGCTGGGCGCATACCTGGCGCATCAATGCGCCGCAGACAACGATCAATTACTTCCGGGCAAGTGCCTCATCTGCCGGGGAACCGCTTGCCTCGTGGGGCAACGCGGTCTTGCTGTGCGAGATGAATACGCTCAAGCCGGCTCACACGCTCGTCATCGTTGCGAACCCTGGTTTCCTCGATATCGATTTCCGACTCGACATAACGACGCTCGCGTAACTGGAGAAAAGATGTTTCGCATTGACCAAACGACAGCGGTAACGGCGCTGCCGGCGCCGTCGGCCGCCGGTACGCCCGGATATTTCACTGGCGGCAATCCGGCGACGGGGCAGGCGGCCACGATCGTTTCAGCTGATTGGCTGAACCTCGTTCAAGAGGAACTGATGTCGTTCCTCACGGAGGCGGGAATCGTGCCGTCCAAGACCTCATACGGTCAGGTCCTGGCGGCGGTGCAGCATCTGTTTGCCGCCTCGGCCGGCGACCCGACCAAGCTGTTTGAGGTCGAGACACCTCCGCCTGGCGACAACAGCAACAACGCCGCGTCGACTGCGTTCGTGCAGGGATTCGCCGGCGGCCGGAAGGTGGTCATCGTATCGATTACCGGTTGGACGGTACCCGCCGGCGTGACAGATATCTGGGTTTCCGGGTGTGCTGGGGCTGGAGGTAGCGCAGGCGCGCCGAACATTCCGGCCAACAACATTGTCGCTGGTGGCGGCGGCGGCGCGGCTGGGCAATTCGTGTTGCGCTACCACATGTCGGTGACGCCAGGGCAGGTGCTGTCGTGCGTTCCCGGTGCGGGAGGTGTGGCGGGCGCTGTCGGCGGCCCCGGTGGAAACGGTAGTAACACCGTCATCGGAAGCCTGACGCTTACTGCAGGGGCCGGTGGCCAAGTGGGCAGCAGCGGCACACCCACCCAGGCATGGCCCGGGCAGCCCGGCGGCAACGGTTTTCCGAACGGCGAGTATGGCCAAGACACGTCGCAGTACGGGCCTGGTGCCACAGGTGGCCGAGGCGGTGGTGGCCCATTTGGTGCGAGTGGCGCGCCGGGCCGCGGCGCTATCGGCGGCGTCGCTAATCTGATCCCGCCATCTCCGTCCTACGGCTACGGTGTCGGCGGCTCGGGTGCGGGTGGATGTTATGGCCCGACTACCGCGTCGGGGACGACGTCAGGTACCGTCGGCGCGGCCGGCATGCCTGGGTTGATCATCATCGAGTACTAAGGAGCGACACATGGCGCGCTACGCATATTTCGACAAGCAGGTGAAGGCGGTGTTGGGCTGGATCGATACCGTCGCCTACGGCTACGCCGAAGACCCGACCAAGGCATTTCCGACCGACCAGATGCTGCCGATCACGGACGACGCCGACTGGCATGCCAACGACGGACAGCAGTGGTATGTCGTCGACTCGCAATTGACCACGAAGGCGCCGGAACCGGCACCCTCCTCGAGCAACTGATCGCACGCGAACATGAAAATCGATATCAAGAAGATCGGTGGAGCACTGCTGCTCGCGGCCGCTTGCATTTCGAATGCGGCTTTCGCGCAATGGGTGCCGGGCCAGTTGGTGACGGCGCAGCTGCTGAATTCCGCGTTCGCCGCCGTCGCCGCGAACGCATTGCCGGTGGCCGGCGGCACGTTGACCGGGCCGCTGCAGGGCACCGCGGCGACGTTCAACTCGGGGAGCTTCGCGAGCCTCGCGAGCAGCGGCCCGGTGACGTTCTCGACGCCCCTGTCGTTCGCTTCGGGGGGCACCGGCGCGACCACGGCGCTCGGCGCGACCAGCAATCTGCAGTTCCAAGCGTCGCTCTCCGGCGCCGGGGGCCGCTCCGTCGCAAGCAAGCTGAGCGACGTGGTGAGCATCCTCGACTTCCCGGGCTGTGACAAAACCGGGGTGGCCGATAGCACGGCCTGCATCCAGGCCGCGTTGAACTCGGGCGCGAAGACCGTCTACATTCCGGCCGGCCAGTATCGCGAGAGCGGCCTTACGCTACCCCAGATCCAGGGCTTCACGCTCTACGGCGACGGCCCGAACAGCGTCCTGATCCAGACGGGCGGCTCGATCAGCTATCCGGCGATCTCTGGCGCTTTCACGTTCGACTCGCACTCGACGATCCGTGATCTGAAGTTCGACGGCACCGCCGGCACCGCGAACACGCTCGATACCACGTTCGCGCAGACGCTCGACCTGCTGAACCTGGCGTTCAACAACGTCCCGGTCGGGTATTCGTCGATCAAGATCGACGGCAACCCGACGACGTCGGTCTACATGCACGACGTGCGGCTGAAGAACATCCGCATCTACTCGACGACGGCGGGCAAGGCCGGGATTGAACTGGGCGCGTTCGCATCCGACTCGACGATCGACGGCTTCATCATGAACGGCGGGTTCGTGGTGAACTACTGCATCTACGCCAACCCGGGCGCGCAGACTACGATGGTGCAGAACTCGCACCCGTACAACGCATCGATCAACGTGGTTCGGCTGGCCGGCAACAACAACGACTTCGGTTTCGCCGGCAACACGATCGACAATGCGCTCGGCGACGTGTTCTACATCAAGAACTCCTCGCACACGCGCATCTCGTCGACGTGGATCGAGTCGATCAACAGCTTTCAGCGCGGCCTCGTGCTCGATGGCTCGTCGAACAACACGGCCATGGGGCTGAGCTGTCAGACCTACGGCGTCACGAATGCAACTTCGTGCGTCGCCGAAATCAACGGCGCAGCTGGGAACCAGATCTTCGGTGCGCAGCTCGACAGCGCGTCGAACTATTCGACGCCGTTCAACCTGACGGGGGCCAGCAGCTTCTACCAGTCGGTGAACAGCGGCAATTCGCTGAGCTCGATGAGTGCTGCGGCCGGCTCGTCGCCGGCACTGGCCGCCATCGGCTCCGACGCTACGATTCCCGTCACGCTCAGCCCGAAGGGCGGCGGTGCGGTGCAGATGAAGCTTAGCAACTCGGCCACGGCGAGTGTCTATTCCGACACCGCATCCGAGCTCGCGGTCGAGGCATACAACACGGCGTCAGCCGGGACGAAATTCAACATCAATCTCACAAAATACGGCGGGCGCCTGCTCGTCGGCGGCACGGACGACGGCACGAACAAGCTGCAGGTCGGCGGCTCGGCCGCCGTCTACGGGAACCTGGCCGCGACAGGCACCGGCGCGATGCCGTTGTACTCGACGGCCGGCGCCGGCGCGAGCGCGCCGCACATGGTGAAGGGGACGGCGACGCTCGCCTCGGGCTCGGCCACGGTCACGCTCTCGGGCGCTGCGGTCTACACCTCGTCGACCAGCTATGCATGCACGGCCACCGACACGACGGCAGCGAACGCTGTGCGCATCTCGCAGACGTCCGGGACCTCGTTCGCTTTGAGCGGCACGGGAACCGACGTGGTGCAGTTCCTGTGCGCCGGTAACTAATACAAGCTGGTCCAGCAAAGAGCCGCCTACGGGCGGCTTTTTCATTTCTCGGGGGAAGGATGGATGAATCGATGGTTTCTGGCGAATCCATTGCAGTGCTGGTCGAGCGCATCAGCGGCGTGGTCGACGACATCAAGGAAATGAAGGGGAAGGTCGACGCGATGCATGTCGTGCATACGCGCGTGGCCAACCTCGAGCGAGATGTTGTTGCAGTCGATCGCAAGGCTGATGTAGCTCTCGGAAAGACGGACCGGATCGACGATGCGCTCGACGAGCTGCGGAAGGTGGAGCTCGAACCGATCAAGGTGGAAATCGCAGGTGCTCGGCGCGCTTGGAAATGGGTTGCCAGCTTGGGAAGTCTTCTGTTCCTCGCCGCTGGCGGCCTGTACTCGCAATGGCACCCGTGGGCCGACGATATCGCGAAAGCGAAGGATGCCCGGGATGCTCAGCTCGCGCGCTTGCAAGACAAGGCGGCGACCGACCAGCAGAGCAATGATCGGCGCCTGACCGTGCTCGAATTCCGCGTGGGCAATGTCGACGGGAAGACCAACAAATGACTCCCGACATCCTTGCGAGCGCGCTTCAGATCCCGCTTGAGCGCGCGACGCCGTGGGCCGATCCGCTTTCGGCCGCGATGGCGCTCTATGCGATCGACTCGCCGGCGCGCCAGGCTGCCTTTCTAGCGCAGTGCGGCCATGAGTGCGGCCGATTTCTATGGCTGCGTGAGATCTGGGGGCCGACGGCCGCGCAGCGCGCGTATGACCCGCCGGCCGCGAAGGCGGCCGAGCTGGGCAACACGCAGCCAGGCGACGGCTTCCGGTACCGCGGTGGTGGCCTGCTGCAGATCACCGGCCGCTACAACTTCCGTGTCATGGGCCAGAAGATCGGCGTCGACCTGGAAGGCAACCCGGACCAGATAAGCACGCCTTCGGTCGCCGTTCTCGCATCGGCTCAGTTCTGGGCGGACAGCGCGCTCAGCGCTTTCGCCGACGCCGGCGACTTCCTCTCGATCAGCCGCGCAATCAACCTGGGCAATCCACGCTCAGCTGCCACGCCGAATGGCATGGCCGACCGCCTGGCGCTTTGGGATAGCTGTAAAGCTGCCCTCGGCGCCCCAACTTGACACGCCGCGATAGCGGCATTTTTTGGAGGTAGTTCCACATGAATCCGTGGATGAAATTTCTGGCGGCCGTCCTGCTCTTCGGGGCTTGGCTGGCGCTCGTGCTGATGCATTACGTGCAGGCACAGCCGTTCGTCGATGCGATCGGTTACACGCTCGTCGGCCTGGGCATCTATCACGCATCGACCGGTGCCACGGCGATACCGATGATCTCGGCGTTGGTGGGGGGCGCGCGCGCTGCGGCCCCGGCCACCGTGTCCGTGAATCCGTCCCCGCCGTCCGACCCAGCGCCGTCCACGGGTCCGTCCGTTCAGCAGGCGGCGCCGACGCCGACGATCCAGTGATCCGCGGCGCGTTCCTGCTCGCTGCGTGTCTGGCGCTGGCCGGCTGTTCGTCGCTCGAGTATGCCGGCATCGCGCGCTACGAGATCGGGCCCACCACCGACCCGGGCGGCACGCCGACTGGTTGCTGCGTGCTGCGAGTCTGGAACGGAAAGCAGATGGCCACCGTCGACGCTCAATTCCAGCACACGTCGCCCGACACCTACAGCATCACGCTCCATGAGACCGACGTTCAGGCCTTCGCGGGGCAAGCCACCGCGGCGGCTGCCGCATCCGACGCCGTCGGCGCCGCCGCAACAGCGGCCGCCGCGGCACTGAAGACCCTCCCGTAAGGAAAACACCTCATGAAGATGAAAATGCTGCTCGCGGCAGGCGTTGCCGCATCCGTCCTGGTGCTCGCCGCGTGCGGCTCGATCCCGAAGCAGACGCCGGCGCAGGTTGCGGCGAACGTCTGTCCGCTGCTGACCGCTGAGCTCGACACGCTGTCGACGGCTGGCTTGTTCACCGGCGGCGCTGCCGACACGCTGAACGAGAAGATCGGGCCGGCCGTCGATGCCGTCTGCCAGGCCGGCGCGACGGTGACGCAGGTCAACGTGCAGACGCTCTCGTCGGCGGCCGCGCCGTTGCTGATCGGGATCGTGAAGGCATCCAGCCTACCGGCCGACCAGAAGACGACGGCGATCCTGGCGATCGGGACCGTGAAGGGGCTGATCGACACGGCCTTCCCGCCGGCGGTGGCCACCACACCGGTCAGCTCGGCCGCCGCCGCGAGCGCGCCGCAATGAAGCCGCTCCGCGTCGCGCTGAGCGGCTCGGGCTTCCGCCTCGGCGCGCACGTCGGGGCGCTGCAGGCGATTGTTGACGCCGGCTATACCGTTATCGAGATCGCCGGCACGTCCGGCGGCTCGATCGTCGCGGCGCTGTTCGCCGCGGGCGTGCCGCTTTCCGACATGCGGCGCCTGGCGATGGAAACCGACTGGTCGCCGATGATGCGGTTCTCGATCTGGTCGATGCTGAGGCACCGGGCGCTCTGCAGCGGCGACCGGCTGCTGGCGTTTCTGGTCGAGGTCACCGGGGGCCTCACGTTCGCGCAGCTCGACGTCGACCTGAAGGCGATCGCGTCCGACCTGCTGACCGAGCGGGAATTCCAGTTCTCGCGCGATCGCACGCCCGATGTGCCGATTGCGCTGGCCGCGCGCGCCAGCGCGTCAATCCCGTTCGTGTTCGCGCCGGTCGAGGTCGGCGGCGCGCTGCTGGTCGACGGCGGCACGACCGACAACATGCCGGTCAGCGACTTGGTTGTCGATCGGGTGCCGCGTTTCGGTGTCTTCCTTCGCTCTGACGATAAGGATCTGCCGCCCGGGCGCAACTACGGGCTGCGCGTGCTGGCGCCTCGGATCATCGACCTGATGCTGGCGTCGAACGAAACGGCTCGGATGGCGGCGGACCGGCAGAGCGGGGCGACGATCGTCGACGTGCCGACTGGCTATGCAAGCTCGTTCGATCGCGACATGGCGCTGGCCACGCGCCAGCGGCTATATGACGACGGCTACTCGGCCGTGCTCACTGCTCTGGGCGTGCGCACCGCTGCGTCGGCTTCCTGA